AATGACTAATCGATGTAGACAGGGGTGCCCGAATAAAGCGTATATGGATCACGAATGGGTATGTGATGCTATTGATTGGGCTGAAGACAACGAACCTGGATACGTAATTCAGAAGTTTCGAATAATCGATATGAAAGCGCCCACCCCCGAATGGTGCCCGCTGGAGGATTAAATGACAACAATATTACACCAATACACAGACTACATGGCCCTGGCAGAGATTGGGGGCGGGTATGATGTCCCGGCCAGAATCGAAAAGAGCAAACTCCTGAAACTCCTGGACGAACTCCCCAGCGGGGATATATATGTATCTATGGTGCCACACGCAGCCGGCAAATGCGTGATTGTCAAACCGTGTAACCTTACAGAGCCTACGTGGTGGTTATTATGCCCGAAAGAATGAACGCGGAAGTATGCGAAATATGTCTCAAAATTGAAGCGATTGCGCGGAAATATAACGTGCCGGTTATGGACGTAATGAACATGATAATGCAGATACATTGCACCTGGGAAGGGAGAGAGAATGATTAAGCGGGCTATAATTGTAGATCTCATGCACAATCGGGGGTCCACTGTCCGGCAGGTGCAGCACCGTATAAAAATGGCGTCTCCTGCCGAAGTTGGGCGGGCACTTGTGGGGCTCCGTGACGCCGGGAAAGTGCGGGAGATGGGGGACAGGTACGAGGTTACGACGGAAGGGCTTAATATGGTTTGGGGGGAAATATAGAGAAAATGGCTGATGTAGCAGGAAGGCCAACAAAATATGAACCAGAACGTGTTGAACGTATTTTAAAAGCCATTAGAGATGGGCTTCCTTTTGTAACCGCAGCCGCAATTGGTGGAATTTCTCAAACTACTTTTTATCAGTGGCAGAAAGATTACCCTGAATTTTCGGACAATATAAAAGAAGCTGAGGCAGTAGGAGAAGAAGAACTCCTTGCGTCAATACGGACAGATTCTACGTGGCAGTCAAAAGCGTGGATCCTTGAGCGTAGGCACCCGGATAGATGGGGACGACGGGAACAAATCAAACAAGAGATCTCCGGAGACGGTGGCGGCCCAGTGGTGCTTGCGGTGCTTAAGGGTGTTCGGTTGGAGGATTTGTGATTCGGAAGGGAATAATCGTAACAAGAGATGGAATGAGATTGTTAGGAGGTCCAGGATCTGGGAACTTCGGTCATGGCGGTATACCAGGACAAAGAGGGGGAAGTTCGTCTGATGGGGGTGTGGTTTCTTCTGGAGTGTTATCAGGGGTATCAAAGGGGTTTGCAAAATTACACGCTGATGCGTCAATCGAGCACGGTATGGTTCTTGGCGCAGATGGAGGGGTAAAACTCAAAATAACAGGAGACGCTCAAAAACTAATGATTCCAAAAGACGCAGACGTTTCAGGCACCCACCTGATACATAATCACCCAAATGAGAGATATCCTGGGTTATCTCCAGACGATATTAATACTGCCATTACTCGTAATATGGGGTCTATAACAGCAACAGGCACAACTGGCGACTTTATTCGAATTGATATGCCAGATGGTGGGTGGCCAAATCTTGGAAAGGGAGACATTAAAGCCGCGTTTGATTCAACGTTTGATAGTATTGGTGGCAAAACTGTAAACTTTAAATCTGGAGATAATGAGGCATTATCTAAGTTTACATCTGATCTGAGTAAAAAATCTATGGATAAACTGGGATTAAAATATACATATGAATGATGATGAAGAAGTTTTAATTGATGATACAGAGTGGACAGAACTCAAGAAGAAATTAGATGCAGCGCCAAAGAAGTAAATACGTAGTCCTGGAAGACTCCGACGGGGGGTATGATCCTAGGGGTGCAGCCCGCGAACTCTGGGGGTGCAGGAACCAGGAGGTTATTCTGTCCGGCCCGGCAGAGACGGGAAAAACCTATGCCTGCCTCCAGAAACTACACGCGCTTTGTATCCGCTATCCTGGTATCCAGTGCGCAATGGTGCGGAAAACCAGAAAGAGCATGACAGGCTCCGTTCTTCAGACGTATGAACGCAAGGTTATCAGAGGCGGTGTCCGGCCCTATGGAGGTTCACACGTTGAATGGTATGACTACGACAACGGCAGCCGGATATACGTAGGAGGAATGGACAACCCGGACAAAATCTTGTCTTCAGAGAGAGACGTAATTTATGTTAACCAGGCCGAAGAGTTAACCCTGGACGACTGGGAGAAGTTACTCACCAGGGCAACCGGGCGAGCTGGGAATATGCCATACCCTCAAATGCTTGGTGACTGCAACCCGTGGGGGCCGTCGCACTGGATCCTGAAAAGAACACAGGCCGGGGCGCTCAAGTTCCTGGAGTCACGGCACGAGGACAACCCCACCCTGTTCACACCCGATGGAGAAATGACAGAGCAGGGCGTTCGCACCATGGCGGTCCTGGATACCCTTACAGGCATACGATACCAGCGCCTGAGGCGGGGAAAATGGGTAAGTGCAGAAGGCATCATTTATGACTCCTGGGACCGGGCTATACATGTCATTGATCCGGTCCCGCTCCCTGACGTGTGGACACGATACCGGGTAATTGATTTCGGTTACACCAACCCGTTCGTATGCCTCTGGTTTGCACAGGACAAGGACGGGCGCCTGTATCTGTATCGTGAACTCTACCAAACCGGGCTCCTGGTGGAAGACGCGGCAAGGGAGATTAACAGACTCACAGGCAACGAGAACATCCGGGCCACTATCTGTGACCACGATGCAGAGGATAGGGCAACCCTTGAACGATACGGTATCCCCACTATTCCAGCCAAGAAGGATGTCAAGATGGGAATTCAGGCTGTGCAGACACGACTCAGAAAAGCGGGTGACGGGAAGCCTCGGTTGTATGTTCTGTCTGACTGCCTGGTTGAACCGGACAAAAAACTCCTGGAAGCGAAACAGCCCACCTGCCTGATTGAAGAGATGGAGGAGTATGTATGGGAGTTGGCCCGTGACGGGGTAGCGGATAAGGAGACTCCTCGGAAGATATTCGATCATTCGGAAGATTGTCTTAGGTATCTATGTCTGTATCTTGAGAAGGCTTCGGATGCACCTATACGCGTAAGTTTAAGATAATGCAGCGCATATAAAACCATCATGGCAGACGGATCCCTGCTTGATATGGACTATTCAGATAAAGAACTGAATACAATACGAAAGAAGCAGCAGAAACTACATCAGAAAGCGTGGGCATTCATGAAAAAGGTATGCCCGTTTCAAAACAAATGATACGAATAATTATCGCTCTTATTTTTTGCGTGGTGCTTTGCGCCTTGCCGTCTCACGGTCTCGTAACCTCTTCTGTTTACTCCAATGGTGGTAGCATCATTATCAATACAGATGAGTCATGGGAAACGTCAGACAACCTGATGCGGTTCGGTACCGTCAATGACTCATACATCTATGGAGGGATAAGTCAAACCATCCTAACCCTCGGAAGAACCGGGATACAGAAGACAGACACAACCAGGGTAGAAACCACCGGGATGTTAAACGCGTTCGATAGTGCCGGGATGTTCTCAACCCAGAGCAACATACCGGAGTCAATGTGTGACCAGGCCAACTTCATCGCCGGGTATGGAAACGGTTCCTCTAGCAGGTTGCCAGAGACTCAAACCGTGGAGGGGCTCTGGGGGCTCATGGGGTCCGGACCAGGCACAACCTATGAGTCACAGGTAGAGGTGAATGACAAGGTGGTCGGTGTCAGTGTCAAAGGCACGAGCCCCCAGGGCTATTTGTATGAGGATGTGAAAGGGTCGCTCAAGAGTGGGCTTGACGTCAACAGTTCGACCCTGCAGTATTCATACAGCCGACATGACCACGGTCTGTTACACTCCGACGAAAACAAGAGTCTCGACGGTGGTTTCGATTGGCTCTGGGATACATCAGCAGAAGAGATCGTAAATGGAACCGATGAAGCCGTGAACGAAACGGCAGAGGAGGAGTAAATCATGTTTGCTGAATTCGAACCCTTAGTAACTGCAATTTTTGCTGCTATCCTGTACAGCCTGATCTGGTGGGCAGCCAAGAACGTCGACCCGACAAAACCCAGTGAAAGTTTCGATTTCATGAGCCTGGGTGCAACTGTGCTCATAGGTGCGTTTGTCGGGGCATATGCAACCCTGGCAGGATCCCCGATCAGTCAGATGAGCATAGAAACGCAGTTAGCTGCAAACGGCGCTGTGATTGCAATTATTCAGAAAGTTCTTACCACACTCTACCGGTGGCTCGAAGCCCGGTATGTAAAGAAGGAGGCATTTGAATGAGCGAAGAAGAGAAGAAACCAGCAACCAAAGCCGAAAGGCGAAAAATGACCGTCATAGAAGAAAAAAACGGGTATAAGTTCGGGATCAACGAAAACCCGGACGTTGCACACCTGCCGGAAGAAGACCGATACCAACTCGAATTCCCAGACGGCGACCGGGTTTCTGGTAACAAAGAAACCATTGCCAAAATGTTTCTGAAATACTCAAAATAAACTCTCATTTTTGCTGATTCACCCGGTTCAGGTCCGGGGTGAGAGAATCCCCGG